GCCGCTGCGTGTACAGCGTTACGTGCCCGTACTCCCGCTTCAGCGCCGGCAGGATGGTCGAGATCCACAAGGCGTCACCGTAGGCGCCGAGCCTCACCACGCCGACAGACTTCTCCGGCTTCGGCTCTGGCTCGTAGGTCTTGCAGGTGACCGTGTCGCACTTCCTGTAGACCTGCAGGAAGCTGTACTCGTCGCCGCCGCTCCTGACCTCGTCGCGGACCTGCTCCCAGCCCTTGCCGGACCGCCACGCCACCTGCTGCATGGCGTCGGTGATGTCGGCGTTGCGGAAGTCGCGCTTGTGGTCAGGGTTGGACCCGGGCATCCCGATGTTCGGGTAGTGGTCAGCATGCGGCAGGTACAGCACCAGGTAGCCGCCGACCTTCAGCAGCCGCCACCACTCCCGCAGCGTCGCAACGTGATCATCGACGTGCTCGAGCGTGTGCGACGAGAAGACCGTGTCGACCGTCGCGTCTGCAAACATGTCCAGCTTCGTCACGTCGCCCGGCATGTCCGGGTTGGTCTTGATGCCGAACAGGGAGGCGTCCTTGTTGTTGTCGATGCCGATGACGTCCCGCGACGGGAACACCTTGCGCGGACCGCACCCGAGATCGAGGCACCGCCCCTTGAAGTACTGCACGATCTCCGGCCGCACCTTGTCGGCCTCTGAGCCTTGCGGCCCGTCTGCTCTCCATACCATGCTGATCGCCTCTCAGCGCCTTAGGGATCCCGCGGCAGGCAGTAGGCTCCTGCTTTTCGGTTGCGAACCTAGCCGCGGGAAGAAGAAAGGCCCGCCGAAGCGGGCCCGCGACTAGCCGGCGATGCCGGTGCCGATGGCGAACGACTGGCCGTAGCGCACGAGGACGTCGCAGCTGTACATCGCGCGCACGCCGACGATGCCGGCCTGGAAGTTGGCATACGGATTGGTCTCGATCTCGACCGTGCCCCACTCCCCCACGACCAACGAATTGGCGAAATCTCCAGCGAGCATCGTGCCGCTGGTGATCTGCGCCGAGGCCAGCGCGCGGGCGCCGACCACGCGGCCGTCGAGGATGCCGCCGTCCCAGATGGGCGTATCGGAGTTGGTGAAGCGAGGCTTGCCCATCAGCACTGCGGCGACCGCCGGGTGACAGACGTAGGTCACCGGGCCCGTCATCGCGTTGCTCGATGCGATCGTCGACTGGAAGCGGATCATGTCCGCGTAGCTGACGTTGGTGGCCGTGCCCGGGTTGGCGGTGCCGAGACCCGAGGTGAACCGGATGCCCAGCGGCTGCGTCGAGTTGGTCGACGTGCCGGCCAGCGCGGCCAGATCCACCGCCAGCGCGATCTGCGCCGCGAGGTCGCTGGTGATCAGGTTCTCGACCGACAGCGACGATTGCAGCAGCAGTTGGCGCGAATACGCTTGGTACCCGCCGACAGTTTTCGGCGACAAGGTCTTCTGACCGACCGTCGCGTTGCTCTCCGTTGCGGTCCCGGACTCCAGCAGCCAGCCGACAGCACCGGAGGCGGCCTGCGTCGGGATCGTGACCGAGCCCTGCAGACCGGACAGCACGCGCGCACCGGCGGTCATGACGACCGAGCGGTTGCGCAGAATCTCGATGAACGACTGCGGCTGGATGTCGGTGCCGACCAGGTTGCCGCCGGAGCTGGCCGTGCCGACGATCCACTCACGAGCCAGGACGTCGACAGGCATGACGAAAGTATGCTCGTTCATCACCTTGCCCATGCGCTGGGCGGTGGCGCGCGAGACCTCGGCCTCGAAGCCGGCCTTGCTCCAGTCGCGGTTGACGCAGGCGTTGATGGCGCGGACGATTGAAAAGCGCTGCTTCTCCGACGTGGTCAGGCCGAGCACCTGCGGCGAAGCCTTCGAGCGCTCCTCCTTGACCTTCAGGATGTCGTCGGCGATGTTGTCCCACGACTTGCCCGAGCGGATCCAGTGCTGGATCTGCCGCTCATCGTTGATGTCGTTGGTCGCCGCCAGCTTGCGGATGGTCTCCGCGCGGCCGGATTCGTACTTGGCCGGGTCGAAGTCGTCGACGACCCGGACGTCCGCAGTTGCGCCCGCGGCGGCGGTGGTGCTGTTAGCCATTTGTTGGCCTCCATGTGATGCGGCGGGTGCCGCGGGTTGAACATCTGCCGAGCGGATGACCCGCACGGGTACTGCGTGATCCTGTGGCCGATGCCGACCGTGCTGTCGGCGGGCACCGTGACGATCGAGACCTCGAGCGGCTCCCAGTCCGTCGCGCGGAAGATGCCTCGCTTGGCGTCTTCCTCGATGGCATGGATCTGGTAGCCGATCGAGACGTTGCGCAGCCCGCCGTCGACCATGGCCTCGATCTCCTTGGCGCGCTCGGTGGCGAACATCTTGGCGTCGACCATCAGCCGGCCGCCCTGAACCCGCGCATCGGTGATCATCCCGACCGGGTCGTCCCAGTTGTGGTTGAACAGCAGCGGAGCCGCGCCGCGGGAGAAGCGCTCCATGCGGATCGCCCGCTCGTCGATCGCCAGCACCTCGGTGCCGAAGAACCGCTCGACCGGCGCCTCGCTGGCGGCGGAGAACGACAGCCGCGCACCGCCGCCGTCGCGCTTCTCGACCTTCACCTCGATGCCAGCGAAGTCCCGCAGCAGCGGCCCTACCTTGATCTCGTCAGACATGCTCCACCTCTCTGCAAAGCATCAGCGTCAGCCATTGGCGCTGACTGGCCGACATTCCGTACAACTCGGCCTCGGCGGACATGGTCATGTCGCCCAGGGTGATCGACGCCCGGCCCTTGATCTCCGGCGGTCGGTAGTAGAAGTTCGCCGGCCGCCAGTTGCCGCCGGTCGATTCCTGCTCGTTCGGCTCGCCGGCCTGCAGCGTCAGCGGGCCGAGGGTGATCGCGGCCGAACCGGTGATCGGCAGGGTGCCCGTAGCCTGCAGCGTGGCGTCGCCGAGGACGATGCCGGCGAAGCCGGACAATCCGCCGGATCCCAGCGTCCCTGACCCGGCTAGCGTGGCGTCGCCTAGCGTGACTGCCGCGGATCCCGTGATCGCCAGTTGGCCAGCGGCCGCCTGCGTCAACGCGGCCAGCGTGATCGCCGACTGGCCGGTGATCGCCAGAGACCCGCTGCCCGACACCGTCACTGCGCCGAGCGTGATGCTGGCCGAGCCGGTCGCCGATGTGCTCAGCGTGCCGGCGGCGCCCAGCGTCACGGCGCCCAGCGTGACTGCCGACGATCCTGAGATCGCCAGCTTGCCGCTGGCCGACGCGGTCAGCGACCCGAGCGTGACGGCCGAGGATCCCTTGACCTCTAGCTTGCCCTGCCCGGCTGCCGTCAGCCCGTCGAGCGTGATCGCGGCGGAGCCTGTACCGCCGGCTGCGCTGCCGCCGTTCAGCAGCAGCAGCAGCATCAGTCGACCGAGAAGACGATGAAGAAGCCGGCGTTGCCCAGCGCGGTGGCGGTGATCTGCACGCCGCGGATGCCTTGGTTCTGGTTCAGCACGATGCCGCCGTGATCGCGCACGGCCTGCGGGACGAGGTCAATGCCGCCCAGCGACGAGGCGACGATGGTGCCCGTGTTCGTCTCCTCTCCGTGGGTGTTGTAGTTCCGCAGGATGGTGCCTTCGGTGGCGCCGCCGGTAGGCTTCGACCGGCAGGTGATGTCTGCGTCTAGCGTCGGGATCACGCCGGTATCGGTGTTGATCGGCCACGGCGTGATGGTCGATCCGCCAGTCCCGACCGCGGTAGTGCGCGCGATCTTCCAAGAGGTCGCTACGCCGGTCGCCACCGCCGTGACCATGTCGGGCACGTGCAGGCAGTGCAGGATGCGGACCTTCAGTGTTGCATCGGCGTTGAACAGATCCCAGTGGACCGTGTTGGCCGTGTTGACGAACACCTGCGACGGGATGTTGACGCAGAACATCCCGCGCGAGCCGGCGATGACGCCCCACTCGTCGGCGACCATGACGACCTGGTGCTCTTTCGAGTTCGCCAGGTGCGTCGCCACAGTGGCGCCGGATCCCGGCGTCACGAGGATGCTGTCGTTTGCCTGCGTCATGCCCGGCGGACCCGGCGGGTCACAACCCGCTTCACGTTGCCCTTCTGGTCGGTCTCGACCAGCTGCTCGGTGTCATGCGGCTCGTTGACCACCCGCACCTCGGGCGCGGCCACGTTCACCACCGGCGGCTCGACGTTCACCGTCGGCGCCTCCACGTTGACCACCGCAGGCTCGACGTTGACCACCGGAGCAGGGACACTCACCCGCACCTCGGGTGCCGGCACGTTGACCACGGCGGGTTCCACGTGGATCACCGCCGGCTCGACCCTGACCTCCGCCGGCTGCACGTTGATCACCGGAGACTCCACGAGCACGTTCGGCGACTTCATGTGCACCACCGGTGCGGGAACGCTGACCCGCGCGCCCTCGACGCTGATGCTGCGCTCCGGCACGTTGATCGTCGGCGACAGATTCACGTGCACCGACCTGTCCTCCGGTTCTTCAGGCTCGGCAGGCTCGACCGGCTCCGGCGGCTCCTCGACCGTCGTGTCGACCTCGATCCCGGCGGCCTCGAACATCTTCAGCTCGCGCTTCCTGGTGGCGATCACGTCCTCGATGTCCAGCCCGCCGGCGGTCTGCGCGATCACGTCGGTGACCGTCGTGAAGCCTGCCTTGACCGCCGTCACGAAGGCGTCGACCTCCTTCACCGGGTCGACCCACGACCAGCCGCGCGGCTTGAACAGGACCGCCGAGTAGCGCTCGACGTCCGCCATGTAGGCGTCGATCGGCACCGATGTCACCGCCCGGGACAGGACTGCGGCCTGCAGCCACTCGCGGTGCAGCGGCTCGCGGAAGCTGCGGATCCACCACCGCTGCAGGGTCCGCCAGGTGTCGCGGTCGTCGAGCAGCGCCAGGCGGGAGCTGCTGTAGTTGCTCTGGCTGTAGTCCCGCGACAGGCTCTCGTACGAGACATTCAGGCCGGCGGCCATCTCGCGCAGCATGTGCCGGACGAACGCATCCAGCGCGGCGTTCGGCCGCGACGGAGTGTGGAAGTTCAGCTTCTCGCCGGGCATCAACTGCTGGATGACGCCCGGGCTGATGTCCATGGCCGGCGCCGTTTCCTCGCCGGCATCGTTGGCCAGCGGGTTGACGCTCTCCGGGCTTTCGATCGTGCCGAAGAAGTACGCGGACGCCCTCGCGGCCTCGATCTCGGCCTGCGTGTACTCGTTCAGGTCGTCGAGCTTCCTCAGCACGTTGTGCAGCCACGGCTCGCCGCGGGTCTGCGGCCAACGGTCTCCCAGGCGCAGGTGGAATATCTCGGCGGCCGGCACGCGGATCACCTCGTCCGGCATGTTGCCCTGCCACCTCCGGTCTCCAGGATGACGACGGCGGATGTAGTAGGCGAGCGGCCGCTGGAACTCGTCCAGCTCCACGCCCATGCGGACGTTTCCGGCCACCACTCCCGTGATCGGCGAGGAGGTGTCGTCGAGCACCCGCTCGGCCTCGATCAGCTCGAGCGCGTACGGGACCGTGCTCGACCCGAAGCGGCGGAAGTGCTTGCGGATGAAGCACTCGCCGGCAGTGACGATCTCGGCCATTGCCGCCCGCTCGAGGTCGGCGAAGTGCATGGTCCCGCCGGTGTGGCAGGAATCAGCCCGGCTCCACTCCAGCCACCGCAGCTCGATGTCGTCGTTGACCCGCGTGTTGAGTTCTCCGCGGACGCCGAGCACCTGCGCCTGCATCCCGACGCCGGCGCCGATCACGTTATTGACGATGACGGTGCGGGCCCGCTTGGCGTAGGCGGAGTCGCGCATCAACTGCCGCGCCCGCGCCCGCAGGGTGACGATCTGCCCGGCCAACTCGGAGTCGGCGGACGAGTTGCCGGAGTTGCCGAAGCCGAACGAGTAGCGGGTGTGCTTTGCGCCCTGGTACAGGCGCACCGTCTGCGTCACCGGCTGGCGGAACCAGTTGGTGATGCGCTGCATCAGCTTAGACACGGTTTGCCCTCACGTAGACCCGGCGCGGGTCAGCCATGCCGCGGCGAATGGCGTCTGCCCTCACCTCGCGCGCGACTTCCTTTTCCCAGTAGTCAACGGCGGCGATCATCGACGAGACCGCCTCGGCCGCCGTGGCGTACTTGAACCGCCGCTCACCGATCTGGTACTCGACCAGCCCGGCAGATGCCGAGCCAGACGTGCCGACGTTCCGCGCCCTGGCCTGCGCGTCTGCCAGGGCCTGCTTGGCGTCGTCCAGCGCCTTCTGCGCCTGACTGCGGCCGTCGAATCCCGCCAATGCAGTACGCGGGTTCTGCAGGATCTCGACCTGCGCGAACGCAGGCTGGACGGTGTAGGTCTCGGTCCCGAGCGTGACGTAGGCCGACACGGAGTAGTAGCCCGGCGCCCATGCCGCAGTAGTGCTGGCGGCCACGGCAAGCGTGTAGTCGTCGCCGTCGGCGGCGGCGTTGATCGAGATCACAGCGGCGGTCCCGTCACGCGGGACCAGCCGATAGGTCAGCGCCCAGCCCTCGGACGCGGTGTACGCCTCGCCGGCTGAATCCAGCGGCGCGCTGACGTTCTGGCTCAGCGTGTCGCCGGCTACGATCCGTGTGCTCATCCTGTCCCTCTGCTCATGAGATCCGCGGCAGGCCGCCTCGCTTGATCCTGCCGGTCGGCAGTGCGCCCGCAGTCACCCGCAGCGCGCCCTCGCGCAGCCGGCGATTGCCGAGCCGCGCCACGAGCGGCGCCGACATCGCATCTACGGTCAGATCGCCCAGCGTGATCGCGGCGGACCCGATCCGCGTGTCGCTCGTGATCTGCAGGCCCAAGGCGGCGACCGTCAGGCTGCCGAGGCTGATGCCGGCGACGCCCTTGATCGCTACCGTGCCCGTGGCCGCGGACGTCAGGCTGCCGAGCGTGACCGCCGACGTGCCGCTGATCGCCAGCTTGCCGACCGCGGTCGAGGTCAGCGCGCCGAGCGTGA